ATTGGACACTTGGTATTGGAAGGAGACCCAGAATTCGGGTTGGCGTTGGGTACTGCAGTCTCAGAGGATAGAGTTATTTCATGCTTCGCCAAAGATGTAGAAACGGTTATAAGTGATTGTAAAAAGTTACATGATGGTTGGGACGGATACCCACAAGAGGTAAAACAAATCGTTGCAAACATGATGTTTAATATGGGACTCACGCGCTTGAGTAAATTCAAACGCCACAACGCAGCGCTGCAGTGTGGTGATTGGAAGGAGGCTGCTGTAGAAGGCAGAGATTCAAGATGGTACAAGCAAGTGACGAACAGGGCAGAAAGACTTATGTCGAGACTAGAGGAGATATGATATATTATCATACTTCAGAAGTTCAAGAAAATAAAGGGTGGCATTGGTGTCACGAAAAACAAGGGTATTTTAGATACTCAGATTGGTTAAAAACCAAAGAAGAAATAGGAGAAAAATATAATGTTAATTAAGTTACAAGGATCAGAAACAAATCTGACTTCAGCTACTTCAGTAGGTAATGCTAGCTTAGTACGTGTATATAATAGTGGCGGATCAGCTTTGTTAGTAACAGAAAAAAATGGTGCTGCTGTAGTAGGTACTGTCACACTAGCTGGTGGAGCAGTAGAATATATGAGTAAAGTTCCTGCACATACACTAGAAGGTGGAGCTGCTTTAAAAGTAGTACATGTAGGATTTGCTAATTAATGGCTGAAATTTTTAATTTAATATCAGAGGTAGGATTACCAATTGCCGGAGCAATGGCAGCTGGTGTTTTTATATTTGTTATTATAAAACAAATGTTTTCAGGTATTATAGAAGAAATAAATACTCTTGATATTTTTACCAAGAGTTTAGAAAATAGGGCACGGACAATGAATAATGAAATTATGAAAATAGATTTATTAGTTTCCAGTGCATTGGATTTAACACCACCAATTGAGAGAGTTGCTAGATCAGAAAATTTTGTTGAGGACGGCAAAATCGATGTCAGACGAGACTAGAATAAATGGTAAAGTTTGGAAAAAAATACAGGCAGGACAAGATTGGAGTGATCCAGATACTTGGAAGGGATTAGTAATAGTGATTATTATTTGTGGAATATTTGGATTATCTCACTATATGGGATGGCTTGATAGTCCATATTATAATTGGAATAGGTAATGAATGATTTAAATCCAGCAGTATTGATTGCTGAATATGGTTTTAGTGCAGTAGCAATTGTTGGATTAGGTTATTTTGTTTACTTTGTTTATAAATTTGTAAACAAAGAATTAGAACCTAAATTAGAAGACATGCATATGTCTTTGATTAGATTAATAGATCAGGTTAGAATGCTTGATCAAGATATGATTAGATTACAAGAAAAGATAAAAGTGGTTTTAGAATATCGTGAAAGACAGGAATTATTAGATGAAAAACGAAAAGATTAAAGATAAATTAGAAATTAGTGCCTTGATAGGAATTTTTGTTATTAGTATTATGGCTATATCGCCTGGTGCTAATGCTGACGAAGTATTTAAATTTAAAAATCCATCATTTAGTGGTATAGGAACTGGTGCTCATTATTTAACAATAGAAAATCAAGAGCATAGTAGAAAAAAGGCCATAGAAGATGCTTTAGAGGCAGCTAGAAAAGCAGCTCAAAGAGAAGAAGAAAATACAACATTAGCGAAATTTATTCGTAATTTAGAAAGTAGAATATATGCACAAATGGCTAAACAATTAGTTGAATCTATGTTTAGTAATGATGGTTCAGTTAGATTTGGTTCGTTTGTTTTAGAAGGTAACACAGTTACTTATGAAGTTATTACTAATGAAGATGGTAGCGAATATATAAAAATGACGATTGTTGGTGAAGACGGTACAACAACGGTTATAGAAATACCAATTGGATCAGGAAACTTTGGACAAGATCCTGATAACGGTTAAAAAATAATGGAAGGTGTATTAATATTATTACTTGTATTGGGTTTGATGAATGAATCATCGACACCCGTTTGGTCTGATAAACCACAAGATTGTAAACAATTTGAGTTTGAATATGAAGAAGTAGTAGATGCATTAACTGCTACTAAAAACTCTGCAAAGTATATAATAGAAAATACACAAAGAAAACATCATATATGTGTAGAGGAAGCAGAAGCTGTAAGACTTCCGTCATATATTGAATTATTAAATTTACCTGAAGCTAAGGAAAAACCTGTAGTTGCAGTATATGGATTTGCTGATAAAACTGGCCAAAGAAAATCTAGGCCCGGAATAGCAGATTTTTCAACTGCAGTAACTCAAGGTGGAACTGAAATGTTAATTGATGCATTGAAGACTGCCGGCGGGGGAACTTGGTTTAGAGTTGTTGAAAGACAAGGTATTGATAATCTTGTTAGAGAAAGACAGATTATAAGAAGTGCTAGAAACGAATTTGCGGGCGACGGTGGTCCGCAACCATTAAATCCACTACTATTTGCGGGTATGATTATTGAAGGTGGAATTATTGGCTATGATACTAATATTCAAACAGGAGGCCGAGGCGCACGGCTTTTGGGTATTGGTAAAAGTAAACGATATCAACAAGATGTTGTCACCGTCTCTATCAGAGCTGTTTCAGTTCTGACAGGTGAAGTATTATTGAATGTCCAAGCTAAGAAAAGTATTCTTAGTTACGGTGGTAGTGGTGATATTTTTCGATTCGTCGATAATAGCACAACTCTTGTTGAGTATGAGGACGGCGTGGGAAATAATGAGTCAGTGACATACTCAGTACGAACAGCTATTGAAGCTGCAGTATTGGAATTAATATACCAAGGGCATGATAGAGGCTTTTGGGTAATTAAAGATGGGCATCGTCATCCACATTTAATTGATGGAACAAACGATAAACATCTTATAACAGAGGAAATAAACGAAAATGAATAAACTATATAGTATAATCTTAGCAGGATTAATGTCGACTAATTTTGTTTTCGCACAAGCCACTGATGATAACGAAATTAAAATCACTCAAACTGGTGACACATTGGAATTATATGTGGATCAAATTGGTTTTGGTAACAAAATTGGAGGAGACAACTACGGAAGTGGGTCTGGTTCAAATATGGCCATAACTGGTTCTTCACTAGAATTTGATTTAGATTTTACAGGTAACCAAAATATTTTATTTGGACCAGTTATAGCGGATAGTTCATATTATAAGCTAGATTTTACTGGTGATTCAAATGTAGTAGATTGGAATATTGGTTACATTGGTAGTTCAGATAGCTCAAATTATAACTTTGTGACAACTGGTGACAGTAACACATTTGATATAGATCAGGGCTATGGATACAGTGCAGAAAGATTAGATGCAGACTTGACTTTGATTGGTAATTCAAACGTATTTGATTTAGATTATGAATCTGATGATAACGTTTGGACTTTTGATATTACTGGTGATTCGAATAATATTAATACATTGCAAAATGATGGTTCACAAAACCTAGAGTTTACTTTAGTAGGAGACTCAGGAGATGTTGATATTAATCAGATCTCAGGTACTTGTGCAACAGGAGCTGGTACTGCATGTGCTACTCCAAATGCAAACATTGTTTTAGATGTAACTTCGGATAATGCAGTTATTCAAATCAATCAAAAAGACAGCGGCAACGACTCTTAGTCTTTTACTCATCAGTGGGTTCAGTTTAAGTGCTGAACCCATAGGTGGAGTAAGAGAAAGTGTTGGTGTTACGTCAATTGTACGCGATAAAGAACAAGTAACTACAACCGATATTGAATTATACGATCAAGCTCAAACTGCCAAAGGTCGTATGCTAATTGAATTTTTAGATAAGGCAGAACTTCAACTCAAAGAACATTCACTCGTTTTAATAGACGAGATATATTACGACCCAAATCCTAATTTATCTAAAATGTCATTAAAGATGGCAATGGGAACCGCACGGTTTGCTTCAGGAAAATTGGGATTAGTAAACAAAGCAAATATTAATATACAAACACCAACTGCTACAATTGCGGTTAGAGGTACAGATTTTACCACAACAATTGATGAACTTGGACGTAGTTTAGTTATATTACTACCTGACGATAAAGGTGATCCCTCAGGTATAATTGAAGTATCAAATGCAGCCGGCACCGTAACCTTAGATCAAGCTTACTCTGCTACATTAGTTGCAACAACTGATTCACCTCCAACAGCACAAACAATTATAAATGGTATTACACCTTCATTAATTGATAATATGTTTATTGTTAATCCACCAACAGAGATAAAAGAAAGATTAGAAGAAGAATTACAAGATGAACAAAATGAAGATCAAGGTATACTTGATATAGATTTTTTAGAATTTTCTGAATTAGAAGAGGATGAATTAGAAGAAGATTTTTTAGAAGATACAACTGAATTAGATATTGATGCATTAGATGTAGAATTTTTAATAGATGTTTTATCTATTGTTGATTCAGGAGATTTATTTGATACATTAGGTGAATTTGATATTCAAGGAGCTAGAAGAGGATTTAATGATGAATCTCAATTTAATGTTTTTTTACGAGGATCAGATTTAGTATTATATCGTGAAGTAAATGGTGTAATAGAAATACAACTTGCAGCTGGTGGTAATTTTACTATAGATACACAAACACCGACTTGGTCTGGTGTAATAACAGGTAATGAAGCAGAAGATATTATTATAGTTATAAATCAACAAAATTAGAAATATAAATAGTATTATAAAAACATTTAAGATTTTTTTAGAAGCTGAAAAAAGAACACCTAGAAAAATTGAAAAAGAAAACTAAGGAAATAAATAAATGAGTACAATAGTAGGAATAAGAAATAAATTTTTATGGTTAGGATATCAAATAATAAGGCCATTGATATTT